TGCCTTGGGATTTTACTCCGTTAGGCCTATGAGAGTATCTAACTATGCTCACCGATACACTTTTATCCATTGGATATGTGCAATTCGGAGATTTCCTTGTTACTTCTTGCTTTAAGAAGTACTTGGAATCGCTAGGCTGGGATCCTGTTAATTTCTCCCTCTTATCTTCTGATGAGAGGATTGAACTTATGCAGGTTTTTCATGCCCAGAGAGCTGCGTTAGTTATGAAGATACTTGATTTTAATTAATCATTTATCTTCTATATTCTCATTTGTCTCTCTTTGTACTTAGCTGCAAATAGGTCGTACCTATCTCGACGGCTATTTACAACAACATGGTAATCTAACATGGGTGAAGCGTATGTCCGTAGTTCTCTGACTTGTGTCAACCAATCCATTCGTGGGTTGGTCCTTGACGCAAATGGTACTCTAGGATCGGGGCAGACTGTCAGTCTTCTGGACCGACAGATCAATTCTGCTACCGGTTCCTTGAATCCATTTTGGAAAAGTCAAATTGCTAACCGTGGTAACGCGACTACCAGTTTTAATGGTGTCAAAGTTACTTATAGTCAGCCTTGGCTTTCCCTTACTCAGGAAACTCTCGCATATAGCCCTACCTATGTTGGTAATTACTATTATCGCTATCGACAGGCCGATGGCCATTGGTTCCTTCCTGGGATACCAGAGGCTCCCGACCCTCCTAGCGATGTTGTTGCCAGAGTAACTAACCGCGCGCTTCGTTCTTTTATATCTCGTTGTGATTCTGCTCGATCTTCTTTAGAAGCCGGACAGGATCTCGGTGAATATAAGGAAACGTTGCATTCCATCAAGCGTCCAATGTCTTCTATTCGTGATAAGACTGTCTCCTATTTAGAAACACTTCTAAGAAAGAAGCGTTCTCTTAGGGGACATATCCCATCCCTAAAGAAGGTACTGGCTGATACTTACCTTGAATGGCACTTCGGGATACAACCTTTGGTTGCTGATGTAGCTTCTGCAATCGCCGATGCTGGGAGATTTCGTTTTCCCATTATCCCGGTTACAGGATCTGCATCTGAGAGGTTCAGTTACAAGGAGTCTATACTCCCTGCCTCTGTTCCTCTCCCCGTTGAGCTTATTACTGGCAAATGTAGGACCCAAAGTTACGGGACCTTTTCTGTCAGGTATAAAGGAGGTATCAGTTCAGGAGCTAACTCTGAAGGACGGATCTCCGTTCTTCAAGCTGCGCAATTGTACCCAAGAAATTGGGCTCCAACTGCGTGGGATGTTCTTCCCTACTCCTGGCTTGTCGATTACTTCTTCCATGTGGGAGATGTAATTCGTGGTCTCAGTTTTGTTACCTCAGATCTTACTTGGTCGTGCGTTACTAATAGGTCGGAACGAGTTCGCGCTTACCAATGGGCAAGCGTTGATCTTATTCCTAAACCTACGGTACCGGGCGACTTTGTATATCTGAAGCACTCTTCTGAGTTCCAGGGCGGTAACGGACATTATGTTCGTACAAGCGTTAGTCGTTTTGTTCCTGATGGATCAGACTTTATACCTAGGTTCGAATTTTCGATACCTTCAGGTAAATATGCCTGGTTTAACATCGGGGCAATTCTTACTCAACGCTTGGATAAACTAGTGCCTTTCTTTTAATGTAGTTCACCAGGAGGACGTTATGTCCTTTTCTCTTACTTCACCTGTTACAGGTGGGGCTCAGACAGGGTTTACGTCTCCGACGTATACCATCGCTACGGATACTGCACCTACCCCCTCGGGTAAGCAGTACGCCGTTTCCGCCATTGGCGGAACACAGACTGGGGTTGATTCGTCATCGTCCCCGTCTCGTCCTTTTACTGTCACCCTCAGTAGGCCTGCCGTTTTGCGGCAGTTACCCGCTGTGGATCCAGTAACTGGACAGCTCCGCGCTGTTCCGAGGAACTCGTATAAGATCATTGTCAGAAAAGGCGTCACTCCCCTTACGGGTCAACCTGCTGCGGTGCTTAATGCAACGCTTCAGATTGATGTTCCGGCTGGGGCTGATGCCACTGACCCTGCTAATATACGGGCTGCAATGTCGTTGCTGATTGGGAGTCTTAACTCCATTTCAGCTTCGATTGGTGATACGCTTGTCTCCGGGGTGATTTAATCCCTAATAAGGATTAAGTCTAAGCTGATGTTTAATCAACTTAAAACCTGGTTTCTTGCGCATGACCGTGCGATCCTCGTAACTGCAATTACCATTGCGAAGGCTTCAACCCTTGGAAAGGTTGGAGCCGCTATCGTTTCGGCGATTGCGGTTATTTGTGGGGTCGGCTAGTTCGTAAGTTCTAGCTCCTCACTAGGAACTGCTTGGAGGTGCGATATGAGCCTTAGCTCTGTAGCTCTTTTCAAGGCCGTTTGCTCAGATATCGACCATCTATCTATCGAAGGGAATCCCCTCGATAGAGTTGGCCTTAGCTATCGTAGTTTTGCGGCATCTTCACTTCGATACTCAGTTATCCGTAAATGGATTCCTAAGGATAGTCGTGAAGCTGACGCTTCTGCTTTAGCTAACTTTATATCTGCTAATAACAGGTGTAAAGAGTGGTCTTTACCACCTATGGATGATTTCGATAGCTTAATTTTCAATGAAATGAAAAAAGAGCTTGACAATTTCTTCCATTGTGGCGAAGAGCTCCTTGTCCAGTCTTATTTTGATCTATTTCGTAGATCTAAGCCTGGGCCTGGTGTTGCCGTTGGTGCTCTAGGTACTTCGTTTTATACTAAGTACATGGCATCTAAGCTTACCACTACGTCTGAGTACCTGTATGAGGAATACAGGCGCTATAGCGAGTGGATCCCTGCTCTAGGTGAGGCGGAAGAACTCCGCCGCCAAAAGCTCGGATCTGCAAGTATAGTCAACGGTAGCCGGTGTTGCTTCGTTCCAAAAACGAGTGCAACTAGTAGGATGATATGCATCGAACCTTCGCTGAACATGTTCTGTCAGCTTGGTCTCGGTGCTATACTTGAGGACAGACTTAAATCATACTTCGGTATTGATTTAGCTCTGCAACCCCAGGTTAATCGCCTACTTGCAAAGGAGGGAAGCTTGACTGATCGTCTTTGTACGGTCGATCTTTCTTCCGCTTCTGATTCGATTAGTATTAGACTCTGTGAGCATATTTTCCCGAAGTGGTTCTTCGAACTACTTTTGGTTTTACGTTCACGAGTTACTTCTATTAACGGCTCAGAAGTTCCTTTGTTTATGATATCTACTATGGGAAACGGTTTTACCTTTCCCTTGCAGACTATCATATTTTCTGCACTATTGCGTGCTGTTTCGAGTTTCCACTCTCAACAGCTTGGACGCGGTTTTACCTGGTCCTGCTTCGGAGATGATCTCATCTGCGATAGCTATTGCTATCGCACTGTTGTTCGTCTCCTTAGCAAGCTTGGGTTTACCGTTAATCCCGCAAAGTCCTTCTCTGAAGGACCGTTCAGGGAATCTTGCGGTGCTGATTGGTTTCTTGGCCAACCAGTACGTCCGGTTTTCATTCGAAAATTGGACTTACCGTTTGATATCCTTGTCGCTATCAACCAGTTAAATGAATGGACTTCATATACCGGTATTCCTTTAAAGAATACTTTACAATTACTATTGCATTCATTGCCCCATAAGTTCCGACTTATGGTGCCATATGATAGCTCTAATGATTGTGGTATACGTGTTCCTTCATTCTTCATTAAACCTAAATATGATAGTAACTTATCCTTTGTTTATAAAACTTGGGATAGGCGTCCATCAAAAGTTAGGGTTAGTGAGGGGAAGATCCATCTTCCGTCTGGTCGGGAATGTCTTTATAATCCTCCTGGATTGTATTGTTCATTCCTATTTGGCGAGTTGGTCGACTATACAATCATGGTCAGGCATGACCTTCGGTTGTATAGGACGAGGCGGCGTGTAACTCCAAATTGGGATTACATGCCAACCGGTAGGATCACTAATGGAGTGGTCCTATCCCACGAGCAGTGGAAAACTGCTTTGTTAACTAATATGACATTTAGTTAACTGGAGTCCCGG